TGGCATACGTATCATCCGGATTAGGCTCCTCAAATGTTACCCACTCCACTGGACTAACAGTTACCACATCCACATGCTCAAAGTCATCATACGTAAAATATGTATTACCACTGATACGATATGCCTCGTCTAAGGTCATCGGGTACTCTCGTACAAACTTCTCCCATCCTAACTTGCTTATCTTCTCACGTCTCCAACACAACTGACCCAACGTCAAACCATAGTCCTCTTGTAGCCTAGTCTCCTCATCCGTTAAGGCTATCGGTATGTCATCCATACTGTACTCAGCATGACTAAACCAAGGGAAGAATAAGTAGTTCCAATCTGTCTCCCCTATCTGATGTTTATGTATTTCCTTCCATAATGCATCATTGTAATAGTTGGCTGTACTCTCTATTACCAACTGTCCATCATTCAAGGCGCTAATTGCTGTTGCTTTCAGTTCTTCTGGATTCTCTGCAAATGCATACTCTGATATATGCAACATTGAACAAGTCTGTGAACGTAGACCACCGGCTTGTGTTGCTGCTGCTGCTATGATACGACCACCACCCTTAAATGCTAGTTCTGTTGTGTTGTCTACCTCTAACTCCCTTTTGAGGGTCTCTGGCAAGTACTGATAAAACCTTTTGTGGATATGTAGTAAGTGTTTACTACTGGCAATCTTATACGACAATATTATTAGTGTTAGTGGTGTTGTTGCTGTATATGCTTTCCAAAACATGTAAGCGCAAACAACCGTGCTAGAACCTATCTGACGGGGCTTGAGAACTAAGGTATCCCTACCCTCTTGTAAGGCGTTGATGATGTCTATCTGCTCTGCATTGAGACGCAAAGGGACCACACGCCCGTCTTTTGATACAATCTTCAATCTACTGATAAACTCAAAAGGATCTTGGAATACACGTGCCAACTGTTGTTTTATACTGTCCATGTCATCACCTCATAACCGTAAGATACAACGATTGTACAGGCTATGCAATGCTATTCTGTAAAGTGGTCATAAAACCCTTAGACGCTTGACCTGTTATCTGGTGTAGTCGGTACAGGGGTCTAACACTATAACATAACGGGGGTTATGTTCAAACCGTGTTAACCCCTTCCCTTTCCACACTGGCGATAACATAAACCAAAGAGAAAAGGGATTGTATTGTTTTCTGGTGGTTTGGTTCTAGTTAGCAGTGAGGACCCCAAACCCATACCCGCCTAACGATAATGCTGTAGTTGCAACATGAGGCGCTCGATGGTTTGGTGCTGCGAAACCAGCAAAATGTTTCGGTGTTTCGGATGCTGCGCTTGCAACATGGCCAACCCGATGCTGCGATTTCAACATTGAACAGGTGCCAGTGCTGACATTGCAGCAAACCAACCCGTGCTGTAAATGCAACATGGTAGTGGTGGTGCTGTTGGTGCAGCAATTGCTGATATTGTGTCATTGCTGTATTTGCATCATTTTGCTGTATCTGCGTCATTTGCTGCTTTTGTGTCATTTGCTGCGCTTGTGTCATTTTGCTGCGACTGCAATAACCATGCCGAAATTGCAGTATCATCTAGTTGTTTGTCTGCTGGGTTCAACTTGTCTGTGACTTCTCTTTGATGTAGTAAGGCGACAAACTTACTTAAATCACTACCCGAGAATGTTACGGACTTACCTTCATGTTTGATCTCGTGTTGTGCTAGTTGAATAAACGCCCAAAGTAACCCGTTTATAGATTCCCCCTTAATACATTTTGCAATTTGGTTGTGTGGTTTGTTAAGATAGGTATTCTTTTTTGTCATGCTTTCAAGCCTTGTATATCGTTATCGTTGTCACTGGTCATTGGTTACTGTATCAATCTGTATACAGTACTGTATCAATATACAACAAAAAACCCCATACTCGAAAGTATAGGGCTATTGTAACGGATTGAAGGGCTAGCATAAACACGATTGAAATAAAAGAAATACAACAAGCCAGAAAGTAAGGTTTTTAAGTTTCATGTAATACCTACCCAGAGACGATAGAAGAATGATATGTATACAGGTACAAACATACAGAATACGAAGAAAGCAAAGATTATACATTTATCAATCAAAGAATCTTTATTCATTGTACACCTTCCAAAATAGAAAGAACTTGTTCAAATGATTGGAGAAACGTCTCAGACACTTGGTGTTTTTCCTTCATACCGTTAAACCGACCTATCTGTTTGACACCTAACAATACAAGCTTGTGATCGTCAAAGGCGCGTAAATCGTGTTTATCGCCATCGGTAAATATATCAGGGTAGTGTTTCAATAGTTTGTTTTTATCTTGAGTAGTGACAACGATAGTAACACGATCAAAGCGGTTAACGGTCTTTGGCGTACTCTTTTCACTCCATGAATACGTCAAGTGATAGTATTCACTAGACTGTTTGTGTCTATTGGGTATTTTCGTATAGTCATAGAAATGAGATAGGTTTTCTATATCCTGACACAATGCAACCATATCAATGACCATATAGAAAGGGAGGTCGGACGTGCTATTGAGACGTATAGCAATATCCTCACTCAAATAGACATGACGTCCTGCACACTCAAGAATAGACCGAACTATCTCATTCAACATCAATTCAGTATGATGATACAATGCAACCGTAAAAAGATACTGTTTGTTTTGGCTGTTGACGGTGGAAAGGTTTCCGGTAAATGCAATACAACCAGATGCACACTCACCTTCACCTCGGCAAGTATTGAGACCTTTGACCATAGTAGCAGGCGCGAGATATAGACCGTACGACTGAGTTTTTTTGTTCATTTTTTCGAATTTACTTGATTTCGTAAAAATTGAACGCTTTCGACCGCCGGCTGTGAACATGCAATCATAAAAAGAATGGAATGGAACGGCTCCACGTGTTGACATGTAACGTTTGAAAGCCTCGATATTTTCAGACTTGATATATTTGGAGTAGTAAGACATGATATTGTCTCCTCTTTGGTTAGGTTAAACGATAGCCCTTTTTAAACTATCTATATCTATTGTATAGTGTTCTGTATATAGTGTCAAGTAAAAAGAATAGAAAAAAGCAAAAAAGAATCCGACGCTACCGATACAATATCCCCGAACAGTGTTTGGAGCCCGAACAGTGTTCGGTATCCAGGTGAGGTGGGTAGGGTCCACCAGAACTGACTGCGCCCAGATGTGGTGGTGTCCTTCATTGGAGCGAGTTTCATTGGAGCGAGTTTGGTGTTTGTGTTAGTGTTAGTGTCGGTGGTAGTGGTGTTGTTGGTATGTGATGAAAGTTTTTAATTTATTTTTCATCTTTTTGTTGACAGTGTGTATAGTGTATGCTATATATAGTACATGCACAACAGATGCATAACCTACCAACCTACATATGGAGCCTATCATGGACATTCTATTCTATGTCAATGTGTGTTTTACCAAACCCAATGGACTACGCACCCACATCAAAACCCAAGTCTTACTCGAAGATGCGCTTAACACCAAGATGTTTTATAGCATTGCATGTGATGAGGCTATTGAAGATGTACTCTCATACTACAATGGTGAGCACATTGAGGTATCAGCCTACGTAACCAAGATCAAATCACTATAAGGAGCAAACCATGACTAAATTACAAACAGTATATATTCTAGCCATCGAGGCGAACGGCTTTGACTTACTGGCAGAGATGATGGCGAACAAGGAGATCACATATCGAGATGCCTTACATCACCTTCGCATGTGCAAAGCAGAATGTACCCAAGAAGAACTTCCAAGACATGTATACGATGAGACTGTCAACTATGTCACCAAGTTCTATGCCAGCTTCTTTACCCGATTCCAACCTACCACAGGAGAGAACAAATGAGTGTATTCAACACCATATTAAACATCAAGGTATTCACACCAGTCAACGGTGAGTCAATGCCACTCTACTACAACATCGACAATGGCAATGGCTACTACTATTCACATGTAGACTATGCAGATGGCGAAACCTACAACTACTGCCCCACGTGTGCAATGGATTGTGTCAACCTCAAAGCCACGTCCCCAATGGAATGTCATGAAGTCTCAGACGATGCCAACCGTGTATTCTGTGACAACTGCCCCGACACCATTGAGACTGGAATCGACAACCGGTACTACGTCAAGGATGGCGACTTCCAAATCCCATGTGATGGCTCTGGAGCGATTTACCTTTGGGTGTGGACTAGCGACCCGATGTTCGATGATAATGCAGAACTTGTACGTACTACGTATAATGTCTAATCAACCTACCACCGGAGGGGCTGTGGTCCCTCCACAACCTATGGAGCAAACAATGGTAAAGTTTACCAACAAAGACAACAAACCAATCTGGTTCAATGTATTGCGCATCGAATCAATCCAAGAAACCAAACAAGGGTGTTTCATCAAGACCGTGTCCAATAGATTTCATGTTCTGGAGTCAATGGATGAAGTCATCAAGGTCATCGAAGACAAGATGTTGCAACTTGTTGGAGGTGTCAAATGATTAAACTGACATTACACAATAGACTGCGCACTATAGTAAACCCTAGGTATATTGTATCCGCTACAGAAGATGAAAATGGAACTCAAGTACAGACAACGCACGGTACACTGGGTGTTGTAGAGGACTATGCTACTGTACTTAAACTTTGGCATGATTCTTGCACTAATATTACTAATATTAGTACTAATATAGTAGAACCAAAAATTACTAACTCTACAAACAACACCACCACTAATAGTAATAATAGTAATAATAGTAATGGTAGTGTTGGTGTTGTTGTAGGGGATGGTAAAATTCTTCTTCTAAACAATATGCCAGTACCAGTAGACCCATCAGTGAAACCCAAACTGTATGACTACTGCAAAGCGAACCAGCAACTGATTGAACTGTTGGAATACTGGGTGAACCTCTATGAGGAATACGGTGGTGAATACAACATGGTGTCAGCAGTAGACCTAGGCACACTGTCACGTGTAGTTAGAACTGGACAGGGCGACAAGGCACGTGCTGTATTCGATTGGCTATTCACCAGTGACCACTACCGTGCCAAGTATCTACGTGACAAGGGAATGGTAAATCCAGCTGTGGTGGTGTCTAGTAAGAAGTTGAACGACAACTACGCTCTATCACAGGTGAAACCACTGCCACCATTGCCAAAGTCTGTTAGAACCAAATCTGGAGCGTCTTCTATTCCTACATTCGACAAGGATGGTAATCTCATTGAAGGAGGTGAGTAATGGCTACCAGTAGAATGATTGACCTGTGCATGAACATGTTTGTTGCCACATGGTCCAAGAAACCCGAATGGAAAGACACTCTATTCCCTGTCTGGGAGCACAGCCTTAAAACCGTGAAGGACAAGCACCTGTACGATGCCACCATGCGTGTCGTCTCCAAGACGTGGAAGTACCCACCTGTCATCGGAGAGTTGCTCAAAGAGATTGAGGTAGTCATCAAAGAGTTGGGTGGTACTGGTATCACCCTCAAAGAGTTTGAGTTCTGTGAACAGTGTATCCAACGTGAAGGGGTCGTAGAGGTGTCAGTACACTTCCTAGTCCATGAGACTGGCAAGACCAAGATATACAACACCATCACACGTTGTACCTGTAATGGTGCAAGGCAGAAGTACAGTCAAATGAAGTCCTGTGAGGACCTGTACCAACGCATGGAGATGGATGCTCGAATAACAGTAAAGGGCTGGTACCAAACGTCAGCAGTGACACCGTACCTTCCAATGCAACAACGTGAACCGGTACAGTATGCCAAACTGCAAGCATGGCTAAAGACACCGGAGGCGCAGCAAGCCGACAACCCATACATGAAGTTCGTACACAATGCCCAACGTGGACAGATTCATGTGCCACCCGAACAAAAACTTTCTCCTGTACGCAGTCAATATGAGGTTGACAACAGTACGACAACGCACTATACTTATGAGACAGACATCGACCCCGATGACTGCATTTACTAAACCTACCATCCAACTCTGGAGCAAACCATGTCTAATTTCCTAGACGAATACCAATACATCATCAACAAAGTAAAACACCCAGCAACCAAAGCTACACTGGAGAAATCCTTCGCCATCCTTGTGGGCCTCAATGCTATTGAATCCCTAGATGCTATGGTCAATGAACTGATCAAAAGCCAACTGCCCTCCACCAACTGGCAAGAAAAGATTGATGCCGAGACTGCTATCTGGAACAAGCGATTGGAAGATGCCGGTTGGGTCTACTGTCCTCGTACCACACCACCAAACTTCAATGGTCTCTATGGCTGGATGCATCCTTTCTATTCACAACGTGGCCACCACCATATCATGTACGTAGCCTACACCATCGAGGATGTATTCTACTACGACTGCACCCTGTACAATATCGAAGATAGCAAACTCAAGTACTTCGAGCACAAGAATCTTGAAGATGTCATGGCATGGATGGACGACACACTTGAGGTTCAACATGCAAAGTAATATAACCGACACCATTCTGGACCTTGTTGAACACTGGCGACTCAAAACACTGTTTGAGGATGACCGCATCGAGAACACCCTGAAGGAACTTAAGACCAACATGCTACCCGATGGTGGCATGGTTGGGCACACACCACGTTGGACTGCTGTGATTGACGAGAACGGATACACATGCAGTTGTCCAGACCATCAGTATCGTGACAGTAAATGTAAACATGTCGGTGCATTGGCAACCAAGATTAAACGTGACTGGGACAAAGAGTTTGGAGGCGATGATGAAGGGAAGTAGATTCCACAAGAAGATTAGACGTGACATTCTCTCCACTGGAATGAACCTAGCGCAACTCAGTCGCGCCTGTGGATTCCCTAGACACCGTTGCTCGGTGTACTGGAGAGGTGATCACTACCCGAAGTTCGAATACATCATCATGTTATGCCAGTACATTCATGGCGACAACTGGGAACCACATCTCATTGAATACGCACAACTACTATTGGAGGAATAATGTTTCACGAAGAACTGAAAACAACACTACAACCTATCAACAAATGTGACCTAGCCCGAACCATTGGTGTGCACCGTGATACCGTTGCCAAGTGGATGACAGGCAAGCAAATCCCATCGGTATCAAACCTAGTTCAACTGTGCCAGTATATCTGGAGCGAACAATGGGAAGTCGCCTATATTCGATGGTCTGTTATTATTGATCAACAACAACACTAAAACGTGTTATAGTACTACCACATGCTCCTTGCATGGTAGGTTGGGAGAGGGGTGGTTCCCTCTCCTTTTTATTTTAGTGGTGGTGGTGGTGTTAGGATTCAGTCAATGGCTCAATAGAAAGTTAGCCAGTAATGCTCTCCATAAAGAGACGTTGGCAGAACGTAGTGGACTACACGTGAACACCATCAATGGCTATCTCAAGGCAGACTATGAACCACGGATGACCAACCTCATTGCCATCGTCACCGTGATTGCACAAATAGAAGACCGGTCCCCAACTCAAATGATGTTTGAGGCTATTACGTCCCTACACGAAATGAAAATGGTAGAGAACCGATGGCGCAGAAAAAAGGCTAGGAAACCGAAGTCTCCTAGCCAGTGATGAATGGGTAGTGTTTTGGTGTTCTATTCTTCGTCTACGTCCACCAGCTCTTTGAGAACCTTGTAAAGCAACTGAATCAAATCTGCTGCAAGTTCCTGACGTTCATCCTTAGTCAATCCACCACGTGAATGCATGACTAACTTCTTGACGAACAATACGAGTTCTGGTGTCAGTGCTAATAAATCGTTGTTCATAATGTCTCCTAGATGTACATGTATACCTTTACGTATACTGTACTATCTTCTACTCTTTTTGCCAACGCACTTCCACTTTTTTCTGGAGAGGTTGTTGGGGCTATTCGGGTCGTTGCGTTTTTTGGCAGACAATCTTTTCTTGATTCCATAGGACCGTGCGCAGTAACTGTCCCCTTTCTTGGACCCCGGTTGTATACGATCCGTTCCACTCTTAGACTTGCCAGCCTGTCCATACGACACCTTCTTTGTGCGACCAGTTTTCTTATTCTTAACCACTTTGACAAACCGTTTTCCACGTGCTGGTGTCCTTTTACTTGGCATTGCTTACTCTCACAAACTTGACTTTTATCTCTTGTACTATTGTACTTACCATATCAACTTTCTGCTCAAGTAGTGACAATTGTTTGTCCATATCGGTGACTTCCTTCACCAACTCTTTGCGCATGTTTTCTTCTTTTACTTGAAGGTCTTTGATAACTATGTCATATCTCTGACGTAGTTCTTCTTCCTTCTGCTCTTGCTTTGCCTCGCGTGCATCGGCACGTTTCTGAAGGTCTTTGTTTTGCATGTAGAGGAACACACCAAAGGCGAAGTTGGCACCCCCACTCATAAATAGTTGCATGATGTCTGGTTCCATAGTTCCTCCACAAACAAAAAGGGTGTACCCATATAGAGTACACCCACAATCATAACATCTATTACAATGAGAAGTACATCACAGTAATTTGATCACCTGAGTTTGGAGCAGAACCAAAGGTCACTACCAAATGGTCTTGATTACCAGTGTTTCCTATTGTGTATTGGTCTTGACCAGATGGATTCGATTGTACCAAGCCCATTGCCAAACCGTTTCGGAATACCATGATACCACCCATCATACTGGCATCAGCCTCAGCAGAAGCCTCAAATGCAGTAGTAGTACCATCACCAGCAGACAATGTTTCGTATGAGGCTACGAAGTTCAACTTGTCAGAAGTCAAAGTACCATCGGCAACCTTTGCTGCATTTACAGCACCATCTTGAATCTTTGATGAAGTTACAGCACCATCGTCAATCTTAGTAGAAACAACAGCAGCATCAGCCAACTCAGAAGTATCAATACCACCTGTTGCAACAACCAACTCGTTAGAACCGTTGATGTCCATAGAGGCACCAGTAATTACCAACAGGTCATTATTGGTTTGGTCCAAACCAATAGCACCAGCAGAATTGACTACGTTAGAGTTCAAGTGCTCACGTTGTACTGCTGCATCAGCAATCTTACTAGCGTCAATAGCATCGTTTTTAATCTTTGTTGAAGTTACAGCACCATCGTTAATCTTTGATGTGATTACAGCATTTGCTGCAAGTTTGGCATCAGTGACTGCCAAGTTAGCCAGGTTCAATGTTTGAACAGTGGAACTAGCGATTTTGGCACCAGTGATAGTGGCATCACCATAGTGGATGGTCCCAATACCACCAGTGGCGATTTTCAGACCGTTAGTTCCTGTGGCGAGTGATCCACCATCCAAGTTGATAGCAAGGTCAGAAACACCAGCAGAACCATTGTATGAAGTCAATACGATACCACCACTAGAGGAGGCCGACAATGAACTTAAGTTACCACCAAGAGCAACACCACTAATAGTTGAGTTGGCAAGTTTGGCATTGGTTACAGCACCATCTTGAATCTTGGTATTGGTGATAGCACCATCAACGATAGTAACTGCTCCACCACTAAATCCGATTGTGGTACCATCGGCATTTACTGACAGTTCGTTACCACTCTTGTCAAGACCATCACCAGCAGTAATGTTAGCAGCACCATTGAACTGCGTAAACTCGATGTTGTCAGTACCCAAAGTAGGGTCAGTATCGTTAGTGCACACAAACCCCAAGTTATCATTGACGGTACCGGCAGTAACAAATACGGCAGCAGCTGGGAACTCACTTCCCTCATCCATATCATCAGCACGAGACCAAGCACTAGCATCCACAATATAGATTCCGCATTCTGTTGCATCGCTCTGGTCCTTGACTAAAATTCTGTCTCCAGCACTGAGCGATACACCATCAACCGTTTGGGTTCCACTCAACGTGATGTTAGCCACCGTGGCTGCTCGTACTGCTTTCTTCCAATGTAATCCACTGACCAATCCATCTACATAACTTTTAATGGCGACTTCAGAATCCGAACTCGGTGTGGCTGCTGAGAGGGTACCACTGAAGGTATAGTTGTCCGCAAGGTCAAGTTTGTTGCTATCAATAGCATCGTTTTTAATCTGTTCTTTTGCAATTTGTACTGCCATGTTAGGCTCCTATCTTTCGATATAAATGACGACAAGATTGTCATCACTTGAAGGGATAAATGAAGTTGTGAAAGTTGTTTGGGACGACTCTGCAATGTCTGACGACAACTGTAGAAGTCCGTTCCAATATACCTGTAATGTCCCTGTTTGGTAGGCACTACTTACTGTAAAAGTTTGGGTAGAACCGTCAACTTGAGAACTAACGTCCTCATGTTCTAAGTTGACCGTTCCACCCCCACTTGGTTCAAATGGGGATGCAACTGGCATTATTCACTCCAGACTATACAACTTGCGTCAATGGTGACTGTCCCAGTGTTAGTTCTGAAGAACAAGTACATCGTGTTAGAATCAAAGAAATGCTTTACTGGCAACTTGTACTCGTACACTGCACTACCAGTAGTGTTGGTGGTGATGCCTATACTGATTTCTGCTTCTGTTTCTGGGAACCAAATGTAGTCACCATTAGCATCACATGCCCCAGTCACAAATATACTGGTGGGAGAACTTGTCATATTGATTACACGCACAATGATTGTTTCAATACGTCCCTTGAATCGAGAACCTGTGTCGATGCTCTCATTGGTTACATACAGTGGGTGTGCATGTTGTTTGTTTGCAGCATAGGTTGCCCCTACTGCTGTCACGTCAGTTGTAATGGTTGACGCATGAAAATAACTACCTGTTTTTGCCATCTTCTACTCCTTCGTCCGATGGTTGTTGTCGTTCTATGTCCTTGAGTATATCACCTGTAGACAAGTCCTTCTCGATATTTTGTTTCTTTCTAAGTTCAGAACGGATGCGCTTGAGGTTCATTATCTGTTGGTCCACAATACGTTTCTGTCTCATAGGGGTCAGTAGACCAGTTGCTGCCAACATACGTTCGGTTGGTGTCAACACTTCATAGGTCGTTCCCTCTGGCATCAACAATCTAGCATAGTCATTGATAGCAGTAGTCATACCTAGGATGCCTATCGCATCACGGAACGCACCATACTTTTTCTGTTGCTCCCCATCCAATGGATATGTGTATCCATTCACATTCCCTACTGCTGTGTGCCCTACAAACTTTGCCTCTACTGTGGTTCCAAGACGTAGTGACAAGGCATCGGCAACATCTTGTGGACTATCATAGTATGCTGTCAAAGCATTGACTGTTTCTGTGTCTACTGTACGTGACTTGTACTTCTCGTCTTTTGATGTCAAAAAGTACTTTAATCCCGGTCTCAGCAACTGTTGTAATTTTTCTTTACCAACAGCAATAGCACCTTTACCAGCAATGTCAGTCGTAAACATGATGGCATCCAAAGCCGGTATGGAAGGAGAGGTGATCAAAAAGGTTTGACGATTATAGTTCTCTTGCCTTCCAAATACAATGCGAGTTTGGGTATACTCTGGCATGT